TAGTATTACCTAGCTCATTCTGGCTCTGTCACAAATCTCTCTCATGTCTCAAGCAAAACGTTGGTGTTTCACCATCAACAATCCTACTCCTGCTGAAGAAGAATCCCTCTTTCTTCATGGTACTAACATCGACCACCCCCCGTGTGATTTTAAGTACCTCGTATTCGGCCGAGAAACAGGCGAATCCGGAACCCCTCACCTCCAAGGCTACTTTGAACTTGTTAAAAAGTTGCGCATACACCAAATCAAAGGAACTCTTGGATTTGAACGCTCGCATCTTGAAGTTGCAAGAGGAACTTCACTCCAAGCCTCCGACTACTGCAAAAAAGAGAACGCCTTTGAAGAGTTCGGAGCCCTTCCCCCTCCTCCCGGTAACGCCGCGCACTTTGCTCAGTTGCGCGAGTGGGTTGCCGCTCAACCCTCCAAACCGACCATCAAAGATGTTTGGGATGTCTTTCCAACCTTGGCCGCGCGATACAACCGTGCAGTCATGGAATGCATTGACCTCTTTGGAAAGAAACCCGTCCTTGTGGAAGGAGACCTCCGACTCTGGCAATTACGACTCGATGGAATTGCAAATCAAGAAGCTGATGACCGAAGAGTAATATTCGTCATCGACCCTGAAGGTAATAAAGGGAAATCCTGGCTCGTCTCCTATTGGCTCAGCACTCGTGATGATACTCAGTTTATGTCTGTTGGTAAAAGAGATGACTTGGCCTATGCCGTCGACATCTCTACCTGTCTCTTTGTGTTCGATATTCCTCGAGGAAACATGCAGTATATCCAGTATGGAATATTCGAACAGTTGAAAAACCGCGTCGTCTTTTCAAATAAGTATTCGTCTCAAACTAAAATCCTACTCAACACTCCACATGTGTTTGTGTTTGCAAACGAACTACCCGATATGAATGCACTCAGTGCAGACCGTTATAAAGTAATCAATATCTAACCATGTATATGTATAAAACTAACTTGGACGCCCTACTGGACGGTAGAGTTTAATTTGACGATTCCTTGAAGAATCGTGTAATTCTTAGCTTGGTATCCGCACAAGGAATACCTGCTGTCCCTCCCGCTTCATCAATGAATGAAAACCAAATAAGCAAATATACATTTTTGCCTTCTGGCTTGTCTCCAGTGTTTTCATATCTAACTTGTCTATTCAAGTTCAAGTACTTCTCGTACAACTTCTCAGGCGAAGTAGAACTATTCGCCGCCTTGTTCAGTTTGAACCTGTAATGCTGATGTATGGTATACAAATCAGTGTTAATGGGGAGACATTGGAAATCCATTCCATTTAAGTCTACCCCAAAATCCTTGCCTCTTTTCCCCACTTCTCCTTGACTTCTAAAGAAGTGGCCATATGGTACGGCCTGTGTGGCGTCCAAAGCCTTAGGGCTGACCACTGCATAGTGGCAATGCAAATGCCTGTTAGGGTATATTGTACCAGTTGTAGTAGTATTAGTCGTATTAATACACAACTTGATACCCCTGAAGTTAACGACATCACGATTTCTAACTTGTGTGTCGTCTGCATTATTGTTCTTAGCAAGATCTAACAACTTGTACTGATACAGTTCTTTAGTTGTTGCACTAAAGTTGTCTTCAACTTGATCACATTTGGCAAGACTGGAACCAATTCGTGTTCCTACTGCCATCCTCTTACGCATCTGACCGGTACGCTTCCTAGAACGTCCGCTCCACATTCTACGTCTGCGTTGGAATGTCTGGCCGGCTCCTCGTGTTCTACGCGAAAGCCAGCCCCGCCCTGCCGCCTGCAATCGTGTTGCCGCGTAATTACGGAATCGTGGGTATTGCGCGCGCGCAAAACTCCTAACTAATTGTCCTGACATTTCGCAAGATTGAATTTTCAAAATTGTGTGATGAGCTAGTA